CTAAGTCAGGGGGTCCTATGGACAAATACTACGTAATAGTTGCCGGTGATGGACAGACCAGCCGCGCAAATGTAGAAGCACTAATTGAAGACTATGTATACGGGCACGGACAAGAAGTTACCTTTGTATTCCCGTATGAGAAGCGCCCAAGTCAAGGACAGATCTTTGCTGCGCAACTTGCTAAAGACAAGAGCAAAGACATACTGCTCTTTTGCAGAGAAGACGCTAACTACGAGGGCATACCCTCTTCATCGGTAAGCCACTCCGACACTCCGTTTGATACTGCGTGCACTAAATTAAAGGGCACCAACGTCATAGCCTTTATATTGGTAGACGATGAGGATCAAGGCACCAATAACCTCTTAAGCATTTTTGACAAGCATAAGGTGCCCTCTTTTGATCTGACCGAGGGCTTGATGCCAATTAAGTTCAACCCAGGCGCGTCTGAGGTTATATTGAACCCGTCTATTCCTGAGCTGGAAGAGTTCTTTAAGCCAGAGGAGGACGTCGAAGAGGACCTTGAGGACTTTGACGACGAAGACCTAGAGGATGAGGAGCTGGCTGAGGACTTTTATCTAGGTGTCCAAGCTTTAGCTAAAATGATCGCCAGAGAGGTGGCAGCCGAACTCCTGAAGGCCACAGAAACGCCCAAGAAGGGGTCTAGGAAGTGATTTCAGCCCGTGCCCTAGGGGTCTACATGTATCTACAAGAATCAGAGGCTAATATCAGCGCTGAGAACCTTGCTCGGATTTTTTCAGAGGGTCGCAAAACCATGCTGGCTGTCCTAAAGGAGCTCCGAGAGGCTGGCTACATTAAAACCACTCGGGAGGTTATCAACGGCAAGTACATTACCGTTTCGCGGCTAACCGATGGGAGTCCCAAATCGGCACTTCTGATACAGCAGTCACAGCTGTATAGCAATTTAGTACTAAATACTAATACATTTATAAGTAAAAAAATAGGGTTTGGCGAAGCCAAACGGGGAGAAGAAGCGATGAATGATGAATGGAACTCATTAGGTCAAATAGAGCAAGACCCCGAGGAGATGGCCGAGCTCAAGCGCCGAGATAAAGAACGCCGTGACCGCGAGTACCGCGAGGCTCGCAACGCTAAGGCTGAAAAGGCTATGGCCGCCAATATCAATCGCGATCCAAACCATTGGTCCATAGACAACGCAGTCTTTGAGTTTGCCAACCGCATGGTCAGGTGGGACATAACTCCGTGGGAGGGTTCTCGAGCGGTATTTAAAACGGCATACGCAAAAGCGCGAAAGAGCTATGGCACTACAGGCGATGTTGAGGTCAAGATGATGGACATCTTCTTTGGTCGGCTAGATCATGAGAAGAAGGTTAAGGACTCTGATATGGTCTGGCGGTTGTTCCTTAAGAACTTTGGTAGCCTGCAAATAGCGGCTCAGCAAAGTACAAGCGCCCCAGAAGAAGTAACCAAAGCTAAAGATGTATCTAAGCAACAGTTGGAGAGGTTTTAGTGTTCAAACTTGACGACTTAAAGATACGACGTAAAGCCTGGGTTAAAGCCGCAAATATAAATCCAAATCGTCTTGGTTGGTTACTAGATGATTGCACTGTCATACATGCAGATGACCGTAAGAAGATTGATGTTTGGATGGATGCTTTAGAGCGCGGAGACATTATTCGTTCTGCTGGTAACTCTAGGTGCGGTAAAGGATTACTTCTTTGGGGAGAGCCTGGCCACGGTAAGACCACACTAGCGCTCTCTATTATCCAAGAGATAATGACTCGTTTTCCTATTGAAGCTTTTGATGTTAAAGAGGGTCGTGTACTTATTCGTCCTTGTTACTTCATTACTTTTAACGACATACTCAACCTTAAAGGTGAGTTAATGGATGAAGCTGACGATGAAACTCAGATTTTATATCAAGGTATATTGGGTGACTGCCCAAATGACTCTTACAATATACGTGTACTGATTATTGATGACCTTGGTAAAGAGCACGCTTCTTTATCTGGTTGGCAGAAAAGTATGTTGCATCATGTGTTGCGCACACGCTTTAACAATGGATTGCCTACTATTGTTACTACAAACATTTCGTTAGACAATTGGGGTTACGTATACGGTGATGCTACCGAGAGTTTTGCTCACGAGTCGTTCCTGTACTTACCTATTGAAACATCGGATCTAAGAAAGTGAGTAGAGCAATGACCACCAAGCTTATTCAGGTGTTTTTGAGTCAGACTCAAACGCCTGGGCCAGGTATCTATGAAGTATCTGGAGATGAGCAAGGTAACCTGTTCTGTACCTGCCCCGGTTTTAGAGGCCGCAGTACTTGCAAGCACTCACGCTTTGTTAAGTCTCGCATTGATAGCAACAACGGAACTTACCCATTAGAGATCTCAAGCCGCGCCACCGAAGAGGACGCCGCTAAAGCCAAGAAGTCAAGCAAAGACTTTAGAGAGTTTGTTATCAAGTACGGAAGGATTGAGGTCTACTAAATGAAGAACGGGGACATCAGTAATGAGCTCCCCAAGAGAATACTCGTTACAACAGACGCGTTTTCAATTGTGGAATCTAGTATTACAAAACGGTTTAAAATAATACCTAAGGTACATAGAGAGCTAAAGCTACGTAAAGACATCCTTAGTAAGTTTTATTTGTACACCACGCGCAAAGGGGTCACCCTTGAGCTGATTTCATATGAGATTAACTCAGAGGACCTTGAAGAGTTGATGCTTACTTTAGATGCGATGGGTACTAACCCATTTCGCTACTCAAGAGCCTATGACTCTATAGAGGCTGTGATGCAAGACTTGCCATACAGACCTGAAGTTCTTGGCGTTATAGATCAACCAAAAAATCTGCTACGGTACGGTCACTGGGGAATGGACTTTAACTATCTATGAACAATGAAGCTTATCTAATAAGCAAGATCATTACTGAAAAGAGTATTGGTTACGCCCTTGAGCGCGGAATTACTGAAGAGTGGTTTGCTGACACTGAAGAAAAGAATCTTTATAGGTTCTTACAGCATCACTACACTGAATACCAAGAGTGCCCTAGCTTAGAGATCATCCAGTCTAACTTTAGAAACTACACTCCCCCAGTAGTTGAAGACCACATTGATTACTTCATTGATAAGTTAGTAGAAGGTCGTCGTAAGGCTTTAATTATTAATACGATGATTGATGCTAGTCAGTCACTTGAATCTAAGAAGCTTAATGCGCATGAAGACGCGCTTATTAAATTACAACAAGGCTTTGCTCTACTAGAGCAGTCTGGTCTTGGTTCTACTAACGACCTTGAAATTAGAAAGGCTGCTAAGTCTGCTATGGAAGAGTACATAAACCGTAAGAACAGTCCAGGGTTACTAGGTCTACCTACCGGCTTTCCAACTATGGATGCTTCTACCTCAGGCCTACAACCAGGTCAGCTAGTAGTTATTGTTGCACCCCCTAAGACAGGTAAGTCAACGCTTGCTTTGCAGATAGCTATTAACTGTCACCTTAATGGTCACAAGCCTATGTTCATGTCATTTGAGATGAGCAACAACGAGCAGAAGACTCGTTACTACGCTATGCGTGCTCGCATCTCTCACAAACGACTTATGACAGGAACCCTTACCGCTGAAGAAGAGCAGCGTTATGAGCGTATTGTTACTAGCATTCAAGATATGAATGATGACTTCTGGTTTACAGACTCCTCTAGCGGTTTAACCGTAAGTGCCGTTGCCAGCAAGATTCAAGGAAAGAACCCAGATATTGTCTTTATTGATGGAACCTACCTTATGTTTGATGAGGTAACTGGTGAGTCCAATACTCCACAGGCAATTACGCAGATTACTCGTAACCTTAAGCGCTTAGCCATGAAGATTAACAAGCCTGTTGTTATCTCTACTCAGGCTCTTGCATGGAAGATGAAGAAGGGTCAAGTAAGCGCAGACTCTATTGGTTACTCCTCATCCTTCCACCAAGATGCCGATGTTATCTTTGGTCTTCAGCGCGAAGATGAGAATGTAGATGACACTCGTTTACTACGCGTTATTGCTAGCCGTAACTCTGGACTTAGCGAAGTCTCCCTTATGTGGGATTGGAACACTGGCGCTTTTAGAGAGATGGATAACAACGACCTATGACAGTAGAAGAGATGCAGGAAACTCTTGCCGACCTTGGCATTAAGGTCATTGGAACTCGTGGTTGGGAAGTGCAAGGGGAATGCCCAGCACATGAGGAACGAACAGGGCATCCAGATCGTAACCCCTCTTGGTATATCAACGCGGACTCTGGCGCTCACATATGCTTTTCATGCGGGTTTAAGGGAAATCTTTATTCACTAGTTGCCTATGTACGAGGTGTTCCGTTAGATCAGGCTACCGACTGGGCAAACACTAACCTGAACTTAGTAGCTCGTCTTATGCGCTTAACCGAACCCGAGAAAGCGCAAGCAGAAGAGACAGTAAGAGTTACTGAATCAATGCTCAGCGCTTTTGTAGATGTGCCGGCTGAAGCTTTGCAAGCAAGAGGTCTCACACGTGAAGCCGCTAATCTATACGGTATTCGTTGGGACAGACATAACGGTAACTGGATTATTCCTGTGCGACATGTGTATGGTACTTTACTAGGCTGGCAAGAAAAAGGATTTAGTACACGATATTTTAACAATCACCCAAAAGGTATGAAAAAGGGCAAAGCACTTTTTGGTTATCAACAGTACAAATCGGGTGACATGATTGTTGTTGAGTCTCCATTAGACGTTGTACGGTTAGCCTCAATAGGTATACCAGGCGGAGTTGCTACTTTTGGCTGCTCAATCACTATTGAACAGCTAAGCGCAATACGTGGAGCTGACCGCATAATCTTTGCTTTAGACAATGATGAGGCTGGCAGAGTAGCCTCTAGAGATATGATTATTCGCTGCCGAGAGTTAAAAGCTGAAGCATGGTTCTTTAACTATAAGGACACTGACGTTAAAGATGTTGGCGCTATGAGTCGAGCAGAAGTAGTATCCGGTTTACAGAACGCACAGCACATGATTCGTGGAGAGAAGGCTATTGCATGATTATCGGTCTAACAGGTTACGCTAGAAGTGGTAAAGACTCAGTAGCAAAAGTTCTTGTAGATCATTACGGATTTATCCGCTTGGCATTTGCTGACCCAATTCGAGACCTTCTTTTAGAAGTAAACCCAATCCTTGATAAAGGTAATCGTCTTAGTTCATTAGTAGATGAGTATGGCTGGGATATAGCTAAAGCTCAACCAGAAGTTAGAAGACTTTTACAGACTCTGGGAGTAGGTGCCCGTAAGGTATTTGGAGAAACCCATTGGATAGATCAGACTCTAAAGCATATTCCACCAGTGGCTTATTACTTAAATAATTTTGTTATAACAGATGTTCGTTTTAAAAATGAAGCAGATGCCATTAAAAATAACGTACATGTTTCAAGTCATATTTGGCGCGTAGAGCGCCCAGGTGTAGGCGCTATTAACAATCATATATCTGAGTCTGAAATGTCGACATTTACTGTAGACCAGATCTTTACTAATAACGGTACTATTGAGGACCTTGAACTAATGATCAAGACTTGGATGAACGGCTTAAAGTGAGCCCTTACATTGATAAAGATGTAATGAAGAAATACCAAAGAAACTGGATGCGCAATCGTCGTCAACTTTGGGTAGATTCTCACGGCCCCTGCGCACACTGCGGCGGTTCTGATAGACTTCAGGTAGACCATATTGACCCATCTAAAAAGACCATGAACCCCGCAAAACTTTGGTCCATGTCTGATAAAAATAACAAAAAAATAGCGGAACTTGAAAACTGTCAAGTGCTTTGTCACGCTTGCCACTGGAAAAAGACTCTAAAAGAAAGAAGGGAGCGTAAAGAATCAAATGACTTTTACGGGGACTCTCCTTCCATACCAACCTGAGGCAGTAGACCGCATGTGCGACCGCTCTAGCATGCTGGTTGCCTATGACTTGGGTTTGGGTAAGACTGTTATTACCATAGCCGCTATAGAACGCTTGATGGATGAGCGGAAAATAGATGAGCCAGGCCTTATCATTTGCTTATCCTCACTTAAATACCAGTGGGCTAACCAGATTGAGAAGTTTACAGATGGCACTTCACGCGCTTTGGTCATTGATGGAACCCCGTCTAAAAGAGAAGCCCAATACGAAGAGGCTTATGATTGGCGTAACTCTGGGGTTGATTACATTGTTCTTAACTATGAACAAGTGGTCAACGATTGGAAGTTCGTCGAAAGACTTCCTAGAGGATTTGTAGTACTAGACGAGGCTACGGCCATTAAATCGTTTAAGTCTAAGCGATCTAAGCAGGTTAAGAAGTTAATTCAGACCCCCTATCGCTTTGCTCTTACGGGCACTCCTATTGAAAATGGTAAGCCTGAAGAGCTGTACTCCATCATGCAATTTGTTGACCCTTCTGTTCTTGGTCGCTTTGACATCTTTGACTCAGCTTTTATTGTAAGAAATAGCTGGGGCGGCGTTGATTACTATAGAAACTTATCCACCCTACACACCACTATGAAAGCCGCCTCTGTTCGTAAAGCTCAGAAAGATCCAGATGTAGCTCCTTACCTTCCAGAGACCATTCATCAAGACCCAATCAAGATTAGCTTTGATCGTAAAACAAGCAAGCTTTACTCCAAGATTGTAAATGACCTTTTGTTTGACTTAGAAGAGGCTCAGACTTTATTTGGGGCGTCCTTTAATGTCTTTTCTCATTACGGCTTAGAGTCTTCACGAGGAGGCCCTGAAGATGAGATGCGTGGCAAGATCATGTCTAAGATTGGTTGCCTAAAGATGCTCTGCTCTCACCCAGACCTGCTCCGTACTAGCTCTAGTAAGTTTGAGTTGATGAATGGAGAAGGCTCTGCATACGCAAATGAGCTGGTTATTGGAGGTGCCCTTGAGGGTGTTACTAGCTCACCTAAGCTTGACTACCTAGTTCAGTATGTAAAAGACTTTCTAGAGCAGAATGACGAAAATAAGGTAGTTATCTTTGCTACCTATGTAGACATGCTGGACATGATTGCTGACGCTTTGGGCCGAGAACAATGCCGCCTTTATTCAGGCAAGTTAGACGCTAAGACTAAAGAGACTAACAAGATTGCTTTTAATACAGACCCCGCTGTGCGTGTTCTTATATCTAGTGACGCTGGTGGTTATGGGGTGGATCTACCTGCCGCTAATCTATTGATTAACTATGACCTGCCATGGAGCTCAGGCACAGCCGTCCAACGCAATGGTCGTATCAAGCGCGCCTCTAGTCTGTGGCCTTCTATTGTTATTACTGACATCATTGCTACAGGCTCTATTGAGCAGCGCCAATGGGAAGTTTTACAGCAGAAGAACGCCTTAGCCAATGCTGTTATTGATGGTGAGGGCATAACTGAGGACGGCGGAGTAGAAATGAGCGCTGGTAGCTTAAAGCAGTTCTTACAGAGTTCTATTGTATAATTGATGAATGCCTAACGCACCTAAGACACCGACCCGTACCATCCGCGTCTCGGATGATATTTGGCTTGCCGTTCAGAAGAAGGCCGCTAAAGAGGGCGTTACAGTTACTAGCATTATTATCAAGGCGCTAGAAAGCTACATCAAGGTTGACAATCCTCTAGAAGATAACTAATGTGGTGCCCCTAGGGGGTACTAATGAATATAGAAGAGTTAAAGAAAAACGCTCGTCAGTTTCTAGCATTAAAGACTGAGATGGGCATGCTGGCAGATCGCCAAAGCGAACTTAAGAGTCGCATGACTCAAGACATAGACACTCTTGAACCTGATGATAAAGGCCATAGGGTTATATCTTTTGAGGACGCCATTATGGGCAATATAAAGGTCACTAAGCAGCGCCGTGTATCCAAGAACTTAGACATGAACGTTGCAGAGCAAATCCTCACCGATAAAGGTATAAAGAACACCTGTATCAAGATGGTTCCTGTGCTAGATGAGGCCGCAATTATGGCCGCCTTTTACGAAGGTTACCTAACTGAATCTGACATTGACACAATGTTTCCTGCAAAGGAGACCTTTGCGTTTATTGTAGAGAATAAATGACAGACGACTTTATTGATCAGGCTTTTGCTGACCTTGATGAGTACTACCCAGGCAGTAAAAAGAAGCGCAAGGCAGTAGCCAAGAAAGACCCAGAGATTGTTGTGTCTAAGAACTGGGACTCTAATCCAACTAAGCGCACGCTGCCTAATGGTAAAGACGTTGAGTTGTTTCTTATTGGGTCTCTAGCATCTGCCTTAGGCAGGCCTATCATTACAATTCGTACATGGATTAAAGAGGGTTACCTACCCTCAGCACCCTACAGACTTCCCGTTAAAAAAGACATTAATGGGAAAGACCATCAAGGACGTAGGCTCTACTCTCGAGCCATGATTGAAGCGGTCATTGAGCGCTTTGACAAGGCTGGAATTTTAGAGACAAAACGTATAGACTGGTCTCAACATCAGCACCTCAGTAATGAGATCGCTGAAGCGTGGAGTAACATCCGGGCTGATGAAACAAAATCAAACTAACAAAGGAAAAACAATGTCAGTAAATCGCACAGAAGAATACCTACCAGCCACTGACGAGTTCAGTGCATCTGCTATCAATGACCGCCCAGCGCAGTCAACCTCAACAGCAATCCAATCAGGTTGGGAAGCTGGAGAAAAGATCACACCTGTATCACAGGGATACGCCAAAGACTTTAAGTTTACCGATGGCGGCTTCCAGGTAGTTAAGTTCCTTGATCAAGACGGTCCGTTTGCTGTCTACAAGCAACACTTCCTTACCAACAAAGAAGGACAGAAGTCCTACATCTCCCTTGGGTCTAATGATCCTCTCTGCATCAAGCTTGGTAGCAAGCCAGAAGAGAAGCGTGCTTTCTCTATTGTCAACCTATCTGCTGAGGGCGGACCGCAACGTCAGATGCTTATTGCATCTCCACGTTTGTGGAAGGCACTACATGCAGCACACTTCTCCCCACAAGGTCCATTGACCCGTAACTATTGGGCAGTAAGTCGCACAGGTAAGCAACAGACAACTGCTTATCACATTAACCCAGTAAAGGGCCGTGACTTGATGGAAGACTGGCAGATTGACGAGGCTGCTTCAGACGCTTTCGTTGCATCAGTTCAGCCGTATACACGCGCTGACATCAAGACACCTACTTGGGATGAGCTAGAGGCTATCGCAGACTCTTTGCTCTAAAACACACATAGCTGTTAGAGGCCGATGACCCCCTTCCATCGGTCTCTAACTTTATAGGGGACACAATTTGAATATTATTACGACTAAAGAGCAACTGGATGAGATGGTTGCTTATTACCTCAAGCAAGATGCTTTTGCTTTTGACGTAGAAACTGTTGGACAACATAGAGGCATACCCGCAGTAAACGAAGTTCTTTGGATATCTTTTGCTACACGTGGCCGTGGAGATGTTATTCCTATGGGTCATCCCAACGGTGATTTTTTAGAAGCAATTAGGCCTTTAACAGGTCAAGGACAAAAGCGCGTAGATGCTGGTTTGGAAGCCCGTGACTATGACTACTCGCGTGATAAAAAGAAGCACGTAAAGAAGTTTGGTCCAGCCCCAAAACAGCTCTTTCCTGCTGAAGTATTTAAAGCATTAGAGCCTTTAATGTTTAACGAGAACATACTTACTATTGGTCACAACCTTATCTTTGACCTATGTTCTGTAGCTAAACACTATGACGGAGTAATTCCTGTAGGCCCGTACTTTGACACGCTTATCGGTTCATTTTTATACGATAGTCGTAACAGCGGAAAGCTTGGCTTAGACGACTGTTTACAAAGAGACTTAGGCTTTAGCATGGAGAAAGGCATAGGTCATAAGGTTGAAGAGTATTCTTTTGATGAGGTAGCTAAGTACTCATACCTTGACTCTAAGTACACATTCTTACTTTGGCAGATAGTTGCCGCTAAGATTACCAAATCAGATGTAGAAACTGTAATGGGTCTTGAGATGGATCTGCTTAAGGTGTTGTGCCAAATGAAACTTACAGGCGCAATTATTGACGTTGAACACCTTAAAGAACTACACGTAAAGCTGGAGGAAGAGGTAGAGGTAATCAAGTCCAATATCTACTCGATTGCTGGCAAGGTATTTAACCTTAACTCTAACGCTGAAAAGCAAGAGCTTTTGTACGGCCCAGTCTCTGAAGGCAACAGAGGTCTAAAGCCCACTATTCTTACGGGCAAAGGTGAGAAGACGCCCCCAGATAAGAGAACATATTCAGACTACTCCGTTTCCGCAGAGGCCCTTGAGGCTCATCCAGACGATGAGTTAGTGGCTGCTATCCTCCAATACGCTGAGATTA